TTAGACAATTCTTTCATCCCTATCAGGTTTATCAATAGGATAGTGGTCTTTTTCGCCGCCTCCTTTAGTGGATTTTGTTTTTTTAAATAACCCTTTTAGCAAGTACACGAAACCTGTTAAAAGAGCAATTAGGATAATGATTTGCAATGTTGTCATATTATTATGGATTTTGGTTAAAGTCCTTCACAAGGTGGATAATTACATGATAATGTTTGGGTAATTACCCCATTTACCACCTCATAAATTATTCCCGATGAGGTGAAATTCGGGTCACATGGGGATCCAAAATTGTAATATCCATTTGGCGCAGGTACTGTTCCGGCACTGTTCAGCCAAACCGTTGATCCCACTGTAAGGTTTAATGCCCAGTGAGTAACAGGGGATGGCCCAAAAGTCCATCCTGAATTGTCGCAGAAAAGCCCTCCATGGCTAATCACGCTCCATGCAGTAAAGTTGTTGGGAGGGAGGGTTGCAGTTCCTGACCATCCAGTTGTTAAGGCAATTTCATTGTAAACAGTCTGGTCTGATCCGGTATAAGATATTGACCAATTTGTTCCCTGTGCCACTCCTGTACGGATAAACGAACAGAAAACAGAAGTCTGACCTGCCTGGATGGTGAAGTTATGTGCTGTTAATCCCCCGATTCCTGGGCCTACCTGGAAATTGAAACTGAAGGTAATTGGATAGCCCACAAAGAAATTGGTGTTGATCTGAAATCCTATCTGAAGATCCCCGTTGGCCGCAAAAGTTTCCTGGAAATTAACGACTGAAATTGAGACTTTCGGAAACCCCTGGAAATGGCCGTATGAAGTAGGCTGCTGACCTCTAAGTATAGGTGTTCCGTTCTGTTGTGCTGCCTGTTCGTCTAATAACTGCCAGTTTGCCAATGCTACAAGTGTATCAAAATCATTTATGCTTGACGGGGGATTTGACATGTGGCCCCTTACTGCAGCTTCAATGGAATTGAAGTCTGTCGGTGGGTTGGGTGTGCCTACATGCCCCTTGAAAGCTATTGCCGGATTTACTGTAACTCTGCCCATTATGCTGCTGCTTTAAGTTTTGATACTTCGTTTTCAAGTTGGCTTATTCTTGATTTCAGTCTTTCGATTTCTGTCATTTCTTCTTTCACGGCCTCCCATAATACCGGGATCATGCCGTTGTAGTCCAAGTTGTAATAACCGTTGTAACCTTTTCTAACAAGTTCCGGGAATACTTCCTGAACATCCTGGGCAATAAAACCCAATTCCTTTTCGCCGGACTTACAATAGCTGTAACCATTGATCCTGTTGATGGCCTCCCTCCAATTAATGATGGGAACAATATTCTCCTTTAATCTCCTGTCGGATGATTTAACAAAGTTGTTTGCTGTCAAAACCCCATTTAATCCGAGTGTCGCAAGAACATTTAAATTAGAAGTCCTTCCTGCTGATCCTGATCCTAATCCTTGGAACAAAAAACCACCTGCTGAAAATGTGATATAACTTGCAAAGTCGGCTAAAGGGTGTATGTAGGTTCCACTTGTTGAAGTATGCCTAACATTATAGCCTATACCCCCGTAAGAACCCCCACTAAAGCCCGCAACAAGCCCTCTGCCTTCTGATCCACCATTACCTAAATTGACATTAAATGCCCCTGTGTTGTCGTGTATATTAGATGTATTTGTGCTACCATTAATCTGAAGTGTTCCACCTCCGCCCAACAAGGTTGTTGTACCCAATAACAACCTTCCATCTTCCATTAATGACATTCTGATCTGTGACCCTGTTACATAAGAGTTGGTTGTGGCAAACCTCATTCTTGTTCCATAAGAACCATCAGAGTTGACATATATACCCGCCTGTGCTGTGTCACCGCCACTGTTGTCTCTTGCGCCAAAAGTAATTGCCCCGCCGGCATTTGCTGTGGCATTCGTTGATCCTATATGGATACTTCCCCTCGCCGTGCCCGGGGTTGTTATGTTTGGGGCTATCATAAAGTTGCTTCGGATCTCACCATCTGTATGCACTCTTGCTATTGGACTTGTCAATCCAATCCCAACATTTCCATTTGGAAGAATTCTCATTCTTTCAATACCACCTGAAAAAAATTTTACTCCACCTCTAAGGTTCCCCATTTGAACATCTGCAAAAGAGTGTTCAATAAAAAACTGATTAGGACCGCCTCCTGATGAAAAATTTCTACCTACTAAAATTACAGATGAATCATTCCCGTTTACAACAAAAGCATTACTTGCCCTGACAACTCCATTTACCTGTAAAACCCCACCGCCATCCAGTCCTGCTGTGCTGTTGATCATAAAACTTGACCCATTGTCAAAAGCAATGCTGTTGCCGATTGTTGAGGATCCTGTGAACCTCGGTATAAATCCGGTAGTTCCTGAACCCTGTACCGGGGAAGATAAAGAAACAGAATCCCAAATCCTTTTCCATGCACCATAAGAACTTAGGCCCGAACTACTGCCCCGGATCCAAAGATTGTTGTTGTCCGTAAATCCAAGCTGTCTTGTTCCACCGCCTGAAGCATCACTCCATTGTTGGAATGTCATTACCCCGTGAAAATCGCCCCCATCGTTCAGACCATCGGTAGAATTCAACAAAAAGTCAAAACGGACCATCCTTCCCGAACCGACTTGAGGACCTGTAACAACATTTCTTGTGTCAAATACATTTATGCTTATAGGCCAAGTTCCTGAAGCATTGCTTCCGTTGGTATTTGCTTTTCCGTCCAAAGCTGCCTGAAGCCCTGAAACTTCGCTTATAAAGGGCCACCTCGTAGCCGTGTCGGGCTTGTTGGCCACCAATGACCATGTGGAAGGGAAGTTTTCAGGCCTGTTAAGGATGTTATCCCAGGTAACGGGGCCTCCCGGTCCTCCTGATCCTCCCGATCCTCCCGAACCGTTCTTAATGAAGTTTTGGGCAAAGGAAAAACCGCTTACCACCAAATCACCTTCAATAATGATCTGTGTACCATCCTGTCTCATGATGGAATCCCCGATTGTGTTTGTTCCGGTAAATCTTGGGATCCTTCCAATGGTTCCTGAAACTACCGGGATAGTAGGCCTGTCAATTAATTGATTCCAGGAAACAGACCTGTTTACCCATGCAGAACCGTTCCAACCAAGATAATGGTTGTTGTCCGGTGATGTAATTGTAACATCCGTATGGAAATCAATGGAATGGCCCGAAGGATTGAAAACCACTGGCTTATTGGTAACTTCATCCCAGGAAGGCCATCTTGTAGCTGTATCTGGCTTATTGGCCACCAAACTCCAGGTAGTCGGAAAATTTTCAGGTTTATTCTGGATATTGTCCCAGGTAATCAATCCTCCGGTTCCTCCTGATCCACCTGATCCCCCGTTTCCGTTTTTGATGAAGTTGGCTGCATAGATAGGGCGGGGAACCCAGATTCCGTTTACTACCTCTCCTACCTCTACTGCTTTTACTCCTCCTACCGTAACCTCCCTGATAGCAGAATCCACCAGTTCTTTTCTGTTTTCCACATCCCTGAACCTTGGGATGTAACCATCAGTTCCGGACCTGATTATCCTTTCAGCCTGGACTATTGTATTTCGGTTGGCTTCACGCTCCACCCTGATGATTTCATAGATATTTTCCACCACCTGCTTCTGAAGTCTGTCCTGCACAGTGAAGGTCACTTCTTCAGATATAGTGGCCGTGATCCTGCTCGGAATGGAAATGGGATAACTGATCCCTGTCACTCTCAGGTTTACATCCAGATCAAGCGGATTGTCCAACACCCTTATTTTCTGCCCAAAGACAATATCTACATTATTGTCCCGGATGTACTTTTCGTCACAGTCAAAACTATAGGTGACTGCAGGAAAGCTCCTGACGGCCAAAAATTCCTGTGCAGCATCAAGCAGGTCAGATTCAGCATCATCAATATAACTCTGAGGCATAATGATGTCCACTAAAGTGTAGGTATCACCTATCTCTGGACGGCTGTCTTCATTGGGTAAAATAACTCCCCCATCATTAAAGGGGTTGAACCGTATCCTTTTTAGGGAGTCGTTATATTCTGTGATCTCAAACTCATACCCGGCAAGGGCCCCGCTCTTAAAAACTATTTTGGCTACAGTCCCCTCAAGCAACTGATCATTGATATCAAAGTCAAGGGAACTGTCTATGATTTCCCTGGGATTGTTTTCATTGATCCCGTTGATGATACCTGTACGGCTGGGAAAAATATTCTCAAACCTTATCACACCTTCACGTATACCGTAGAGGGCAGTGTTCTGTGTGATAAACCTGTCCTCAATGGTAAGGGCCCTCAGACCTCCCCTGTAATCAAGAGGAAGATTATTAGAACCGCCCCACACGTCGAGCTTGGTGATCACTCCCCTGTCCTCTACCCTTTGTCTTTCGAGCTGATAGAGACCATTGCCTTTTCCGTAGCTTAAGGTTACATTAGAGGGTATTTCAAAGCGTTTTAAAAGGCTTATAACCTTTCCTTCAATAACATATTCCAGACCAAAAGTATTGGCCATGTTCAGAAGAGCCTCTCTACAGGTGATGTCTTCATACTGGACAGTAGTGGGTGCAATATCCTCAACATTTCCCACTGTCCACCCGGTATCATATACATTGAGGTTTTCAACAAGTAATAGAAGATGATCTTCCGGAGTACCGAAATATGAAAAACGGCTATCCCCCTCATCCTTTATGATTTTATTGTAAAGGGAATAGTCAAGGGCTTCAAAAATCACTGAATATTCCAGCCTGTTTTTTGATACCCTGACGACATTGGGGGCAATGTTTACATAAAAATTCTGGCCTCTCCATACAATATAATCCGATATCTGTATGTCGACCGGCTGCGGCACAGTGAATTCCACTGTAATGCGGTGCTCACCCATCAGCTGCCTGGAATATACAGCGGTATCATCCACCTTGATGGTGGTTACCGTAATTCCCGCACGTAATATCTGAAGGTCTATGGTCCTCATACTATATCAAATTTTTCAGTCGGATAGTCATCGTACATTTCAAGTGAGAAAACCGCAAAACAGTCACCTGAAGGATGATACTGTAGGTCTGTGATCTCATTCATCTGTCTGTACAGAAGTTTGAATCTCCTGTTAAGGTCAATACTGTCCAGAATGATCTCATCGTCTGTAAGTATATTTTCAAGAGCAGCCATTTTGTTGTTAAAGTCAGTTCTTGAAGAGCCTATCAGCAATAGGGGAAGGGTAAGTTCCCTCGATTCAAATGCATTTACACTCAGATCCCTTTCTGTGCCGTTTTCATCAGGCCAGTTTCTTGCATAGCCCTCTTTTCTTCTTGGAAGGCGAATGAGCTCCTTGAGTGTTCCCTCAAGAAAAAGAACCCCGTATAAAGTGTAGGCATCTGCCCCGTTTATTTGAAATTTACCGTTCATTATCCTAGTCCTAAGTCTCGTGTACCCTGCTGTGGCTTTGTGTTCTTTTTGATCTCTTTTAGCTCAGTGTAGACCGCATCAAGTTTGTCGGATGTCTCTCCTGTATTGTGCGCTATTGCTGCCTGGTAGCTCAATGACTCAAGTGCGGCTTCATAATGTAGTCTATCAGTTTCAAGCATCTTGACATTAGCTTCCAGTGTCCTTTTACTCACATCAAAGAATCCCCTGAAAAGCCCCGCAAGCTCTGATGCTGTGGCCTCTGTCATTTCCCTTCTGATTGCCCCGGACAATCCTTTCTGGTTATTTTCACCGCCTTTTTTGAACAAATTGAATCCTGATCCCTCTGCGGCCTGCTGCGCCGCAGACAGTGCGTCATTGAATACCTCCGCACTTGACTGGGCCTGGGAAAAGAAATCCTCAAAGCTTCTTGTAAGTTCTCCTACATCACCGGAAGCAATTGCCCCTACTATCTGCTCTTCAAACTGGTCAAAAACATCCCCGAATATCTTGTGAAATAAAATTTGGGTTATCATGTTTTCCAGTACTTTGTCCACGGTTTCACCCATGGCAAGGGCTGCATTTTCTCCGGACTTAAATGCCTCTACCAGAGAATTCCTGATATCATTTCCCATGGTGCCCACAAGTTCTGAGACCACATCTCTGATCTGCTGTCTGGCGGACTCCATTTCTTCTTCCCATGCGATGATATTCTCCAGTATCCCCTTGGTGGATTCATCGATCATATTGTTCTGGATCAGGCTGTCTGCCAGTGCACGGTTAAGCTTTAGTACACCTGATTCCGTCATCTCCAGGAGTTCAGGATATTCCTGTAGAACCGGTACCAGGTTGTCCACTTTCTTTTTACCTCCAAAAAGTCCGGCCACGGCACCTACTACAGCCCCTATTGCTGTTCCTATAACAGGAACTATAGCTGATCCAATTACAGCTCCTGTTGCAGCACCTGTTCCGACATTTCCCCAGTCGATGGCAGATCTTGTTCCTGCTTTTGCCCTACCTTTGGACAGTTCTTCCAGTGCCTTCTGATATTCCTCATTGGCCCTGTTGATAGAGGCAAGACCGTCACGTATCCTTCCCTCAAAGTCCTTTAGAAATACATTCTCCCCAAGTATCGACTGGAGTCTGATCTGTTCGTTCAGGGAAAGGTTGTACTGCCTCTGGAACCCTAATACATTGCGGTAATATTCCTCTTCGGCCTGCTTTCTCCTCTCTGCAGCCGATGCAAGCATATCCACCATTCTGATGACACTGCTTATGCCTGCGGTGATTTTATCAGTATCAGTGGATGTCTTGTCTAACACGGTCAGCAGATCACCCACACCGCTGGCCATTCCGCTGAGAATACCGCCGATATTGGACAGGCCTTTGTTCCCTGTCACCTGGCCAAGATTGGCAAGCGACTGTCCAAGATTTCCGATAGCTGTAGCTATCTGGAATATGTTTCGGAAATTGGTCTCGCCTATTTCCTGCTCGAATTTGACGATGGCCCGGGCTATTTCAGCCCTCAGCTCTTCGCTCATATTCTCAGAAGCAAGCATCTGCTTGAGACGGGACACAAGCATACGGGCAGATTTCACGGACATTTCCGCTATACCTGACTGCAGCTCTTTATAGACAGCGATTTTTTTGACATTATTGTCGTCCAGCTCATCGAGTTCCTTCTGATGTGATTCACGTAGGATCTCCAGTTCTTCAAATTTACCGTCAGCTATCAGTTTTGATTCTGTTTCCCGGAAGTTCTGGATTATCCTCTCCCTTTCTTTCTGATAGGTCTTGAGTTCTGCGAGCTGCTCTTCATATGCCCTTCTTTGCTGCCTCAGGGCTTCATTGCTTTCCTCTGTCAGTACCCTTGTGATTTCCCTTGCCTGATCAGTGGCCGTTCCTTCCATGACTGCGGTTAATGCATCCTGGTTATCCTCCGTCTTCTGCGTTATAAAATCCAGATAGGTTTCATATTCACCAAGCTGCGAAGCGAACTGCTCTCTGGCAGATTCCACCCCAAACTGTTTCTTATAAGTCTCAAAGTCCTCAAATACCTTTTTCATCTCCGATATTTCGGACCTTAAGCGCTCCAAAGGTGACAGCTCTCCGCTTGCCTGCTGGATTTCCTGTCTGATAAGCACATTCTGTCTGGGTGCATCAGCTGATTTCTGGTTGATTTTGGACTGTTCCTGTTCGAGATATTGGAGATAGGTCCCGGAACTTTTGATCAGGTCGGCAAACTGTGCATCCGCAGTTTCCCGACCCATGAGCTCTATCGCGCGGTAGTAATCTTCATATTGCTTCCTTTTTTCATCCAGCCGCTGCTTGAGAAGTTCAAGTTCTGTTTTTTTGGATTCTTTCTCCTTTTCCTTTACCGATTTGATCTCCAGCGCTGCTATCTTCTGCTGGAGGGCTTTCTGCTCACGTTCATTTGCAGCAAGGGATTCGGTATCGGCCACATCAATATTGTCCCTTTCTTCCGAGAGAAGCTGGAGCTGTTCTTTAAGGGCTTTCAGGGTAGTGATGGCCTGCTGTGATATCTCCTCGGATTTTTCCTCTTCTTCATTGAGCAGACCAAGCTGCTTCAGATAGGCAGTCTTCGCTTCTGCCAGCTGTTCCGTTTCTGTTTTTTCACGGTTGATGGCAGCGGCATATTTCTGTGCACCTTTTATGAGATAGTCGTAATTGTAGGTAGAGATATCATTCCCGGAACCCAAGACCGATATATCGAGACCGAAATCCCTTAGGATTTTATCAAACCTTGACTGCACCTGGGCTGCAGGGACATTTGAAAACTGGCTGAATTCCTCTATTGCCTTATCAAACTCCGCCGAAAGCTGTGCACCTATTGTAGAGGAAAGCTGTGCATCCTTGATGGCATCTACAACCTGAACCCCCCAGTTCTTTGACAGTTTTTGTGTTTTGGATTTAAGATCTGCAATATCAGATTCCTGGGACCTCAGAAATACACTTTCCGCTATAGCTTTGTTAACAGCTTTTTGCGCAGCTTCTATCTCTTCAAGATTTGTTTTTTCTGTAAGCTGGGAAGGCAGATATTCCTTGTAGGTCTTATTGATCTTTTCGATCATTTTCGAGCGCTCTTCGGTGCCTTCAGCTGCAGCTTTCAGAGACTTAAAGAGCTCATTGCTTGCAGTTACTTCTTCCTTTATACTGTTTTTAAAATCCTCAGATAATTTTACTCCCTTATCTGTGTTTTTATTATAGATGACCAGCGCACTGATCAGTGCCGTAAGCGCTGTGGCCGCTGCTACATAAGGATTGGCCAGCATAGTGGCATTCAGAAGAGCCTGGGCCCTTGTGGCCAGGACAGTCCATTTTTGCTGGAGTATCTGTGTGGCCGTAAGTCCTTTGGCACTGAGTGCCGCTGCATTGTGTGCCGCTGCAGTTAGCATAACCGCAGCCCTATAGGTACCGTAGGTGACGATGAGGCCTTTTACCACATCAACCACAGTCTGATAGTTCTCTACCAGTGAGATGATTCCGGACAGACTATCGGATATAAGCCCCTCATTGCCCTCACCGATTTCATTGTACATCCTGTCAAATGCATCCCCGAGATTTGAAAGCTTGCCCGTAATAGAAGCAGACTGCTTTTCCATAAGGTTAAAAAATATTCCGCCCTCATCGGTGAGGTTATTGATGGCAATTTCCACTTCCTTAAAGCCAACCTTTCCCTGTGATACGAGTTCTTTCACTTCGGATTCTGCGACTCCGAACTGCTTGGCAAGCTCTGCGGTAAGAGGAATACCCCTTCCGACAAACTGCTGCAGATCCTGTGCAAAAAGTCTTCCCTGGACCCTCGTCGTACCGTAAAGATAGGTAAGGTCATTTAGTGGGATGGAAAGGCCTGCCGATACATCGCCAAGCCTTCTGAGTGTGTCCGTTACACTCTCGGTGCTCGTACCGTATGCCAATAGCTGTTTTGTGGCATTGCCTACATCGGTGAGTGAAAAAGGCGTCTTGGCGGCAAGCTCTACAGACCTTGCCAACACTTCATCCGCCTTCTCTTTATTACCTATAATCGTCTCAAGAGAGATGTCAAGCTGTTGAAATTCGCCACGGACCCTTGCCACTTCACTTATAAACCCACCTATAGCATTGATTGAAAAATATCCGGCTATGGCTGCACCGAGCTTTTTATAGACCATCTCGGCCCTTTCAGCTTCGGATACAGCTGTATCTGATATACCCTTGATCTCATTACGTACCTTTTGGGAAGACCGGGTGAACTCCGGGTTGTTGATCAGAAATTCTACGCTTATCGGTTCGAGCTTTTCCATGTCCTTAATTTAGACCTGCCTTCGGAAGGATTTCCCTCCCTGACATCACTTGATTCAATCATTGCCGGTGCGTCGGACATCCCCGACAGTACCACAGACCAGGGAATTCCCCAGATGACGTACTGAAGAGACCAGCCGGTCTTTTCGCACACATGGAAGAATATCCCCATCGGGCTATGAAGGCCGCTGGCCTTTAACTCCCTTTCTTTTTGTTTTGACCCAGATTGCTTGGATCTGTGATCTTGGCTGCCCTTAGCAATCTGGTAGTATTCATAAAATCCGAAGTGCCGTTATACACCAGGATAAATTCAAGAAGTGCAAAAAGCTCCCTCCAGTGCATATTCCATACCAGGAATGAGGCCATCATTTTTGAAAACATCCTGATCTTCCATTTTGAATTCAAAGCCGCAATCGCTACAGCTTCGGCGATCTTTATCCCGTGCAGCTGCATCAGCTCGAGAGCCCTTTCGGTATCCACCTCTTTGAGCTCCTCTTCTTTGATCCCTGTGGCAAGATATGCGGCACTGCATTCGAGCAATGTCCCTGCATAAAGCTTTCTTATCCTTATCGATATATGCTTTCTGCCAAGTATCCTTAAGAAAAAAGGGGCCCTGACCTTAGCCCTGATGCCCCTTTCCAAGATACTGACCGCTGCATTTAGCTCAGTCTGATGCTTCATCTTACACTCCTTCTGCAGGCGGATCAGTCCAGGAGAAATCCGGAACTTCATCGATACCTGTATCCATGACCACACCGCTTACATCGATCAGGTTGATATTCGCCTCGGTGATCTCAAAGTTTGGCCTTGAATAGTGCGAAAACGCCGGGATCTCTATTACTGAATCATCCTCTACCGTAATCCTTAAGGCTTTCACCCTTTCGCCCCTGAACTTCGGTGCGTTCCATTTTTTTACGGTATTCACCGTGGTCACTGTTCCACCAAGAGCCATTTCAAGAGCATCAGGATCAGTTTCCATCAACTGAAAACTTACATCGATAGCCGCAGGTGATACCCTTCTTACCCTTGGATTGATTTTGCCCTGCTCAAAGTGCGGAGTAACAGAAGGCTCAGGCTCTGTCATTACAAAGCTGTCCCTGTACACCGGAATGGCCACATAATTGGATGTCGCTCCGGTTGTGGGGTTGAAGTCACCAAATTCGATCTTCTTGGCGCCGTATTTTACTTTTCCCATCCTTATTCAGATTTTTGGTTTTCCTCATTGTTTACAGGTGCTGGTTCAGGTTCCGTTGCTGCTTTTTCAAGTTCGGCCACACGCTCCCTGAGCTTGTCCATGCCGATATTTGCAACTGGTTTTTTACCAGAAAGCTCCTCATGTCTTTTGACCAGCTGATCCCTCTCAGGATCTGCCGTACCCTGTGCGCCAAGCGTACTTTCACTTCTTGTACCTGTTGCCTGGAACTCATTCTTGGCTTTACCCTGATCTTCATTTACAGATTTCTGCTCTGAAGAAGCAAAGCTTATGTTTCCGCTTACTGCCATTGCCCTGGTAACCTCTGTGACTTCTTTGTCCTCAAGGCTTCTGCCATGGTTTACAGCATCGGACTTTTCCGAAAACGCCTGCCCGTCAGAAGTAAAATAAAAAACCTTGGCTGCAGTGTGTGCGGCAAATACCATCTTTGCGATATCTGCCAGTTTTTTTGAATCTTTCATAAACCGATAATTTTTCTAATTGGTCTTCTTGTTTTCCAAAGAACCCATAGGATAAGTATCAAAGAGGCCCACATCACTATCCGGAACCATAAATTATTGCTTTTCCTCACACTGGATTCTTCAATTACAGAATTTCCCGATTGGTTTTCAGTCCTTCCGTACACTTCCTGACTGCCGTACGAGAGTTTTGATCTTGCCACTGGCCTCGACACTGCATTGTATGACAGCTCTGTATCTGTTATACTCAGCTCCAGGCTTATCCCCTTACCCGATACCGGTATCACTACCGGTACTGTGCCCAGGGGAGGTAATGGAATCCTTCCGGTCAGGGAATCGCCGAACTGAAACTGTTCAAAATGGCCAGAACTGTTCAGATAGATGAGTTCCTTTTCTTCACTTTCGGTATAGCTGCCGGACATCTTTGATTTCCTGACAGAACCGCAGCTGCAGACCAGAAGGAAAACCGCCCCAGTAAGAAAAACTAATATCCTCCCCGCCATTGTGCATCAGGTTTGTCCGGATCATTGTCCACGTGGACAAAGTTCCTGTATATACCTATCCTTCTGAAGCCTGCTTTTTTACAGGCTTCAATGACCTGGCTTTGGGTTTCCGGATCAGTGGCAATATCAGCAGCATAGCCTTTCATATGGGATGAATTTTTAGATCCTCCCACAGCGTCATTGTGTTTTTTGGTGCGGAAGCCGGAATTGATCCTAAAGGGAATCCCCGCAATCTCCCTTGCACTGTCGAGCATCAGTAATGTACTGATCCTCATATTTCCCCCGGTGCCTCTTCCGCTCCCGTCACCATCATTGCTGTCAAACTCAGCTGGATTAAAATGCTTTATTTCCATACCCTGTTGATTTTATCCTTAAGCTCATTGATCCAATGGCTCTTTTCCTTGCCCCTGATCACAGCCATATTCTCAGCTATAGATACTATTATCTCCAGGACAATCTGCGTGCATAAGAACAGATGTATCCATGAAAACACCTCATAGGCCATCATCCTTCCCATATTGTAATAACTGATGGCAAAAAGATGTGGGAGCCCTATGATGATCAGGTACTGCAGGACCTTAAAACTGAACCTGCTCAGCCTTTTGCTTTCAAATGGCTCACCTTTGATCTGGCTTGCCTTAATACCTGTCCGGAGCTCTACAAAAAACGAAAGCAACAGAAAGAGAAAGGCTACCCAGTCAATGCCAAACAGCCTGGTGACAAGCGCACTCAGGGCACTTACGATCATGATGGTCTGGGTAAGATCATACTTCAGACTGGGGGCAAGTGACTTGAGCAGCTGCCCCCAGCTGTTGTAATTGAATGAATTGAGCAGATATACAAGAAATGCCCTCATATTATCCTCCGGACACTTCATCTGAAGCTATAGCCCCTATATACTTCGCCCTTTTTGGAACGGCAATGAAGTAGTGGCGGATAGCGTATCTGTTATCCTGATTTTCAGGATCAATGACACTTGACTTGAAATACTGCTTGGTCATACCTGTCTTACGTGCTATATTAGGCACATAGTAGGCCACAGATGCCTGATGGTCACCCGCTACAGGAGCAGCACCCCAGGCTTTCTTGTTGGTGCCGGTATAATACGGATTGGCCACATATCCATAGATCTGGAATCCTGCGATTACAGGAGCTACAGTACCCGCATTGTAGTTCACAAGCGAATCACCGAATCTCTGACGGTCAAGAAGGGCATCGTTAAAGTGATCCGTTGAAAGCACGATCCTTCTCCCGGACATTGGAACCTCCATTTTGTCAAACTTATCCTTAAGTGTCACGAGATCTTCATATCTCATGATCCTTCTGCCTGCAGCAGCTCCTCCGACAATCGCTCCGGTAGTGAGGACTACAGGCGTAAGCGCTGTATTGGCTGCGGGCGCAATGGCATGGATGGCTTTGGCATATTTCTTTTTCAGGATAGCCTGGATAAGCGTACGTGTGGCCGCATCGATCCTGTCATAAGACGCACCGATTACCTGATCATCACTCAAGGTTATCACTTTGGTCTGGTACTTGTCCAGCTGTATGGTAACCTTGTCATCAGTGTAGGCCTGAAGGGCCAGAGGATAGGTGGTATTATTGATCAGCACATCCGGTTCAAAATCCGTGGTCGGGATATGGATGATGTTCTGCTCAGACGCCGAACCGGATCCTACTTCCAGTACCGTGGTGTCAAGCTCATCGACACCTTCAAGCCAAGGGGCTTCGTCAGTTGCTCTAAGGTTGGTCTCTACTCGAGCTCTCCATACCTCAGGAAAATTTAATGGCATATTCTGCTGTGTTTAAATTGTGTATAAAGCCTAATTAATACCGGGGCTTTTTACTATTTGTGGCGATTTCAGCTATCAGGCAAACAAGGCCTGATAAGCTTCAGGGTTCTCATTCTTGAAAGCAAGCTGCCTGGCCAGAGGAAGTTTCTGAAACTCATCCAGGCTCTTTGGCTGATCAGCCGACCCGCCTGCCGGACTTCCTTTGATGCCTGCGGCAAGACCGGTCTTTCCTGGCATATTCTCAAGAATTGATTTGGCAAGGGAGATGTCGTTGATGGCAAGGGTTACAAACTGTTCTTTTTTGTCAGCTGTAAGCTTACCCGCCACTACGGCGGCATCTACCAGTGTCTCTGCCTCTTTTTTGACAGCAGCGAGCTGCGCATCCTTCATGGTCTGGATAGTCTGCTTTGCCGTGGTCAGATCGTCCTGTGCCTGCTTAAGATCGGTACCAAGCTTGGCTATGGCGGCATTGACCGCCCCAGCATCATCCTGATTGCTCAGGCCGGCAGCCAACAGTACCGATAAGGCCGGGCCGCTTAAGATGAATTTTTCCATATGGTTGAAATTTGATTTTGGTTTTCCTGATGTCACTTTTTTAGTATCAGGGGATTCCTTTACTGCAGAAAGGCATAACCTGATCTGGTCATCACTCATCAGCTTGCCCGGAGCGGCATAGAGCCTTACCGCATTGGCATTGCCCGGAATGGTTACCAGTGAGGCTTCATAGAGTTCTGATTGTACCAGGTCAAAAAGCCCGTCAACAGCTTTTTCAAGGTTTTCCTGAAGAAAAAGAAAGCCCATAGAACATGCCTTGATAAACCCACGCTTCACTTTACCGGCTATCTTGGCAGTATCTTCATCATCCATATCAAATTCATCGTCTGCCAGTAACAGATTCCCTTCGATACGGATGTTAGTCCAGCGACCGATAATAGACATTAGGTCCCAGTCCTTATGCATAGCGAGCATTACCGGATTCTGCCGGAAGCGCTCCAGGTCAATGCCTGAATTCTTCACACGGAAACCGTACACGTTTGCCTTCGTCTCATCATTTAATACCCATGTTGCCATCCGGTCGCTGTTCTAATTGTTTGCCCTTTGTGAACCCAAAGATTCAAGGACATTCATTAAGCAAGAAATAGTTGTGCAACCCTTGCCCGCTTTTTTTATTACAAAGGCATTTTGGGCCACTTTTGGCAGAAAAAAGGGCAAATGGCAGGCAAAAAAGACAAAATAAGATACCAGGCTAAAGACTACTTTGTCGAAAACTTCGGCGCCACTAAAAAGGAAGTGGCAGAGCTTTTCGGGGTTACGGAGAAGACCATCGGGGACTGGTCTTTCAAGGACAACTGGGAAAACGAAAGACTCAACTATCACGCCTCACCCGTCAAGATAAAACAGCTACTGCAGCAGGAACTCCTTTCAGTGGCCCAGGGAAATCAGCCAAAACTGCCGGCCGATGGCATATCCAAACTTATGTCTGCCCTGGACAAAGTGGAAAAGAAGGCTGATCCAACAGTCGTATCCAGGATACTTAAAGACCTGGATAATTTCATATCCGAAGAAGATCCGGAATTCGCACTCAAGTGCATACACTGGCATAAGCAGTTTTTGATTCACCGCATTAACCTCGAAGGCTGATGAGCATCGAAAACAGAAAGTACTTAAAACTTCTCGCAGATTATGACAAGCACTGCGCTAGGATATCAAAGTCCACCACCATTGATATCCATGAAAACCCCGAAGCTAAGGCAAAAAGGGTACGCAGACTGGAAAAGGACTACATCGCATGGTTTGAGTATTACTTCCCCAACTTTGCCAAGAAAAAATCGGCATGGTTCCACAGAAGACTTGCAGAGCTTGTCATCAACAATAAATCCCTAAGGCTGCTGGCAGAGATGTACAGGGGTGCAGGCAAGTCTGTACATATCGATATGGGGCTTCCATTGTTTATGTACCTGGCCAAGGGAGATCTTAAATACATGCTCCTGATAGGTCAGACAGAGGAAAAGGCCAAAAAACTCCTTGGCGGAATACAATCACAGCTTACACACAATAACAGGCTCAAAAACGACTATGGCGAAAAAGTACAGCACGGAGACTGGGCTTCCGGTGACTTCCTTACCACGGATGGAGTAAGGTTCATGTCACTTGGATTCGGACAGGATCCAAGGGGTTCAAGACAGGATGCGGACAGGCCTGATTATATCGTAGTGGATGATGTGGACAGCAAGAAGCACGTAAACAATGACCGTCTGATGCGTGAAGCCCTTGATTTCCTCACTGAAGACGTGTGGGGATGTTTTGATTCCGATCAGGATTCCACCAATAGGTTCATCTATGCCAACAACAACTTCCACCGAAATTCCATCACCAACAGGCTAAGGGTTTATTTCCTAGAACAGCTACAGAAGCAGGCCATCAGCGGAAGGGCTTCAAGGACACTTTTTGAGGTGTTCAGGGTATGTGCTGTCAAGGACCTGACCACATTTGAACCCGAATGGCCGGAAAGGGGAGGTGCAGACTACTGGCGTGACAAATACGAAAACATGCCCTATCGCTCATTCATGCGTGAATTTATGCACGTACACATTGAAGAGGGCAAGGTATTCAAGTCCAGAGACATGCTTTTCAAATCACCCTATTGGCTTAAGGATTATGATGCGCTATGTTTTTACGGTGACCTTTCCTACAAGGCAAACGGTGACTTTAAGGCCATGGTATTGGTCGGAAAAAAAGGCAGGGAATTCCATATAATCCTCTGCTATCTCAGACAGAAGAGCCGGGCAGATGTAGCCTCCTGGCTGTATGAAACTTACGAAATGTTCGGACTTCAGCGTCATAATATAAGATACCTCATTGAAGGACTTTTTGCCATGGACGAGTTCACCAATGATTTCCTGCTAGAAGGTGACAGGCGTGGCTACCATATTCCCGTAAGGCCGGACAAGAGGGCTAAGGGTGATAAATTTGACCGGATTGAATCCCTTGCAGGTTTCTTTGAATCACATATGGTCTTCTTCAATGAGGACTATCAGACCATAGACCAGCTGGAGCTGATCAACCAGTTCCTGGCATTTGAAAAAGGATCCCAGGCACATGATGACGGCCCTGATGCCGTACATGGAGCATTTACATACGTCAACCGAAGGACGCACCACAGATCAGCAGATTACAAGTTTGGGGAGCGAACCGATAACCATTACTGACATGCCGTTTATCAACAAAGAAGACCTGTCCACCCACATCTATCCTGAAGGTATGGATGCTATTTCACGTGAAGATGATTCCAATATAGAGGAAGCGATCACCGCAGCAATTCAGGAATCATCACAGTACCTGAGCAAATATGACACTGAAGCGATATTCTCCACTGAAGGTGAAGACAAAAAAAAATACAGCAACCTCATCACCTATATCAAGGATATAGCCAAGTGGCACTTTATAGCTGTGGCCAATGTGACCGTGGATCTTGAACTCGCAGAAAGAAGGTACAGTGCCGCCATCAAGGGCCTCATACAGATATCCAGGACTGTCATGAAGGGATGGCCGCTCATGAGCGATGATTATATCAAACCCTTCAGATCAGGCAGCAATTCAAAATTCAACCACTCCGGATTTTAACAAATGGAAAATAAAAACACCAACTCCAAGGTAGGAAAAAGAGTACTGCCATGGACTGCAAAATCTGTTTCACGGGTAAGGCAGGATATCAGATCCTGGAACAATGCACTCAACATTTCCAGGCTTGCAGATGATCCGTCCAACTGGAGACTGCAGCTGCTCTATGATGAGGTTATGCTTGATGCCCTTGTGACATCTCAGAGGGCCAATAGGGACAATCAGGTGCATTCCTCTGAATTCTCACTCAAAAAGCCAAACGGCGAGATTGATAAGGAACAGACCAAATTACTCAAAAAACATCCTCTGTACAGGTTTTTTAACCAGACCGTATTGGATACCGAATGGTTCGGGTACAATGTCGTGGAATTCTCCATAAAAGAATACATAGGGACAAAGAAGCTTAATGCCGAGGTGGTGCCAAGATACAATTTCACACCTCAGAACGGACGCTTCTTCAAAGACTACACAGACCCTACACAATACATAAAATACCGTGAGCTTCCAGAATACGGCACATGGATTCTTGAATTCTATTCCGGACACGAAGGACTTCTCAATAAGCTTGTAGCCCCTGTACTGCTGACAAGGTTTACCGAATCTTGCTGGTCAGAACTGGCAGAGATCTACGGGATACCCCCAAGGGTGATGAAAACCAATACACAGGATACCACCCAGCTCAACAGGGCCGAGAGGATGATGAGGGATATGGGATCCGCTTCCTGGTTCATCATCGACGAGACTGAGGAGTTTGAATTTGCCAAGGGTGTAAGTACCAACGGTGACGTGTACAAAAACCTCTTAAACCACCTTAGGGACAAAATCTGCCAGATGATCGTAGGCGGTCTGATCGGACAGGATACGGAAAACGGTAGCAGGTCCAAAGACCAGGTATCTTTTGATATGCTCTGGCTTCTTGTACAGTCGGACATGGCCAGAATTGAGGAAGCATGGAACAACACCATCATTCCGGCACTTGTGGCACATGGCGTGCTGAAAGGAGAGCTTACGTTTGAATTTGAACCTGCAGAGGATCTCGGTGACCTGTGGAAATTTGTACAGGGCCTTTTGCCGCATTACCAGATAGATCCCGAATGGATCAAAGAAAAATTCGGCATAGAGATCACCGCAGAGCGCACACGTACTTCTTTTGAAGAAACCCTCGGCCTCATGATGTCACACAGAGGAGAACAGGGTTTTTTTCACAAAGCCCTCCTGTCCCAGGACAGGAGGGCAGAATGTGGATGTCTCCACACAATCGGACTAAAGCTTCCAAAAGAAGCCCCAAAAACTGAAACCCTTATACAGCAGATAGCTGAAGCTGAAGGATCGCTCAGGTTTAGCCCTGAGACCATGCAGTCCACCGCCAAAACCCTCATCAAAGGATTCAACAGGGGCCTGTCAGGATCTAAGATCAAGCTGTCCGCTATAGTGGCAAAAAGACTGGACTTTGGACAGGTTGAAATCAGGTACGGGATCGACGATCCCCATCTGCTGACTTCCTTTGAGCTCAATATGTTCAGGTTCTCAGCAGGCAAGACGCTGGCTGAAGTACAGGCGCTCAACCAGGCATTCAGGGATGCGCCGAACTTCGACGTGTTCAGGACCAATGCACAGCGCATAGGTGACGTGTTCAATGAAACATGGCTCAGGACCGAATATGATACCGCTGTGCTCACCGGAGAAGGTGCCACTACCTATTACAGCCTCATGCAGGATGCCGAAGTATTCCCTTACTGGGAATACAGGACTGTGGGAGATGGGTCAGTGAGGCCTGAACATGCGGATCTCGACGGTCTTATCCTTCCTGCAAATGATCCTATGTGGCAAAAGATCTATCCTCCAAACGGATGGAACTGCAGGTGCTACGTAGTGGCCAGAAGCAGGGAGGAAGTGCAGGGGATCAATTTTAGTGAACAGCGTGACAGGGTGAATGATTACTTTGGTTCAGATGAATTTGACCGAGCGGTATCACAGGGATTCGGTGTCAACAGGGCCGTGACCGGTGAAGTATTCACGGCCAATCAGCAGTATATCACAGGTAAAAACCTCAGTCAGACCAACAGGCAGTTAAACAGCCTTACCGCAGACGACTACCGGATGAAACCATATTCAGAAGCCAAAAAAACCGCTAAAGCTGATGCGCCCACATATGAAGGATCTGCCCAGGAATGGCTGGCCAACCGTGCCACACTGAACAATGTACCTACTATTTACGATTACAACGGCCGTGCACTGGCCATCAATCCGACAGTATTCGAAATCCATACCACAGGCAAAAAAGCAAAAAGAAGCCTTTTACTGGAGGCGGTTACGGATACAATAGATTCTGCGGATGAAGTATGGCTGAGGGGAAAAACAGCCACTTCCAAAATGGACGAAATGGTTTACCTGAAGTATTACCTTGATCGGACGATTGTAGTCATCGGTAGGCAGAACAAATCCAATATCGTAGAGCTGCTCACCTGGTTTCCCCTGAATGAAAAACAGGAAGTCATAGACCGGTACCGCAGGGGACTGTTGATCAAAAAATAATCCCGTCCTGACAGCCGTCGGGGCGGGATAAAGCTTTCCTTGTCAGACGCTGTTCGTGCAGCCTTCCCGGTCCTCTGGCTTCTGTGATACCGGCCGGGAATTACCGCCTTCAAAGGCATATACAAATATACGTAAAATTATGGCAACAGATTCAAATGCTGACCTGGACAGGTTCTTCAGGAAGTTCGGACAATACTTTGACAGCAGTGTTCCTGCCTATATTTCCAATACGGCAAGGGAATACTACAGGAATTCATTCAGCAGGAAGGCATTTGACGGAAAGCCATGGCCTGCCGTATCGAAGACCTACAGGCCCAAAAGAGGCTCTCTGATGGTCCGTACCTCCAAACTCATGAACTCAATCAAGGAAGCCGAAAGAAGCCCTGATAAAGTCGTAATAGCAGCCGGTAACAGCAAAGTACCCTATGCCAGGATACACAATGAAGGGGGAGTCATCAAGAGGGGGGCAAGATCGGAGACATTCATCCGTACCCGTAACAAAAAGACCGGCAAATTCTCCAAAATCCGAAACCGCCAATCAGGACAGGGATTCAGCTTCAGAAAATCATCCGTTACGATTCCGCAGCGTCAGTACATGGGCTATGCCAAGGAACTGAACCTACAGATCATCGCACGTATCAAAGCAAACTTTAAATTCAAATAATATGGAACTGGAACAGATCTACCTTGCCGTAGCCGACAGACTTGCCGAAATAGAAGACCTCAAGTGGATAGACATGGACTTCGGTCAGCTCGATGACTTCAATGTAAGGCCCAGTGTGGCATTCCCATGTGCACTGATATCGACCGACATCACCAACGCCATTGAGCTCGGACAGAAGAAGCAGAAGTGTCAGATAGTCATCAATGTAAAGCTTGGATTCAGCTATACCGGAGAGACATCGCAGCGTACAGCCGCTTACCATAAGCAAAAAGCTCTCGCATATTACCACACTGTCAGGGAAGTGTACACCAAGCTCCAGGGACAGCGGATAGAGAGCACTACGCCGCTAAGAAGGACCCAACAGATAGAGACAGCACGTCCCGACAGGATCAAGATCACAGAGATGCCTTTTTCCACGGAGTTTCTCGATGTGTCCGCAGCGGAATGAAAAAGGCAATAATGCGGATTATTGCCTTTTGAAGTAATAAAAATCTGATCGCTAACATCCGATAAGCGGGATTAAAACCACCGCTTATCTCTCCGTTACCGATCAGCTGAACAGAGCCAGCTGATTAGGACTGATCACGGAGGACGGAGGCCTATGTATCCGCATATGCTTCATATTCATCCACTGCCGGTAGCTGATAAAAATACCGTGCTTCGGAAAAATACTCCGAACTATCCTCGTATCCGGTACATCTTCCTCCTTTACCTGAAGGTACACCTCGCGGATACGCTGCACTCTCTTCTTGTAATTGTCACGATTATAGGGCATAAAACAAAAAAAACCTGCCATACTGACAGGTCAAAAAAAGTTTTCAGGAAGTTTCAATCTTAAAGCCTAAAACCTAAAGACAAGGCAATTGGGCTTGCTTTATATTCATAGGTTTTTGACATATTACTTAAACCCCATAGACTATTAATCTCAACAAATAAACCTTTTGAAATATTATAACCTAAAGTGGCTGGTAAATAAATAAATCCTTGTAATTCAGAGAATGGTGCGGGTATGCTTGAGCCTGCTACCTCAGTTCTGAATGAAACTTCCTCTGATGCTGCCAAACCTAAATAACCAACGCCTACAGCAACATATAGGTTGCTAGGGAAAGTTCTTTTAACAAGTAAAGGTAAGCCAATATAATGTGACTTTAAAAAGGCTCCATCATTGTTACTGTGATTCAACTGCATGTAATTTGTCTCTACACCTATAGAAAATTCATCTGATATATTGTACCACATCCTTAAGGTGCCATTAAAACCAAAGTCTCCTTTATAATCAAAAGGAAGATCTGTAAATCTTGGGTAATTAGCACCAAATGCTAAATCAAAATTTAGGTTTTTTTGAGCATATACATTAGAAAATATGCTTAAGGCAAACAAAATAAAAACTAACTTTTTCATGACTTTAAGAGTTTGTGGGGGCTTGTCGCCCCCGGTTATGGATTATTTTTTTTGGTTATGTATCTGTTCAAAAGCCTTCCTGAGCTGTCTCAGGTAGTACCACTCGCTCTCTATTCCCACCGGGCCACCTGCATGCTCATCTGTCAAGATGTAGCTGAGGAGCTTTTCCTCTACAGTGTCCAGGTACCTGGCCATATCCTCTGGAGATGCCTGCTCCTCGACGATCTTGCTGATCGGGCTCAGGTCCCAGCCTGACCTCCCTGTGGTATCACATGACTTACACATGCGCACCTCCTCCGAGTCTGCTGATGGCCTGCCCCAGGAGGTCCGGAGCGTATCCGATGACGAGCTGTCTGTTCTGCTCCTTGTTATACACTGCCTGATCGATCAAGGCGGACATGATCCTGGCCGAGCGGGTACGTCCGCACTTCACAGCGGACACAGTGCGCCTGGCTACGCCCAGCTTATTGGCTATTGATTTCTGATCACCAGGGATAAGGTATTTGGCGATCAGCTCCAGTGTTAGTCTCTCATCATCCCGTAGCTTAAGCCTTCTCTTAAGCTTACTGTTCTCCTGCTCCAGTTGCATCCACCTGACGACAAGCCTTGCCCTCACTTCATCGTTAAACTTTGAAGCAATGTACAAACTTTCTGCTTGATTGAATTCATACATAGGTAATTTTCTGCCACTTGCATCGCTGTATTCACTGAGCTGAAATTTCAGCCCAGTAACTTGACTCCAACTTACTTCCTGATTTCTAACTGACTGGAGTAGATTTTTGTGAAGGGTCTGCGTAATTTCAGCCATTTCAAGTGATGTAATCCGTTGCTCATTTTTGGCCTGAGCTGGGCTCTGATGTAATGTTAACATTTTTATATGAGTTTTTTAGCTTTGGATAATCCCTATCCTCGGAGGCACCAAAAAAAAGGGCGGTACCCACTTCCCTCTGCTAAGTCCACTCACATGGGCCTCCATAGCCATTACAACCATGGAAAGGGGTTAGGTACCGCTTTATCAATTGGACATAAAAAATGCCCTGAAGCGACGCTACGGGCTCTTACACCCATATGAGAAATAGACTTAGCGTTGCTAATATACGAAAAAATTTTATTTACAAAAAAACAGGGTGTTTTTTTACTTCCAATCGATGATCCTTCCGGTCTGGTCCTTGATGGCTCTAAGTCCCCTGGACCGTAGGTGCCGGTAGTAGTCGCTCAGCTGATCAGCCTTCAGCTTGGTGCAGTAGGAGGCGTCCCATTCATCCGGATGCTTCTGCCTGCCGCCTGTGGCCATCTCCGCACGCAGCTCATTGTAGTACCTGACCAGGTTGGAGATGCTGTACTTTCCCTTCCAGAGGAAGTTATCCGACCTGAAGTAGTGGTGCAGCAGGGCTTCATCTAACTGCACATGCTTGATCTTGCCCGCATCGGCACCGATCACCTTATACTTGATACCTACGTGCTGCTCATATATACGGCAGAAGATGGCTATCTTTTCATTGGGGGCAGCGACACGCTCTACCTTCAGCCCCATAGACTCATACCTGCCGATGAATTCTTCCAGTATGGGCAGTGCGCTCAGGAATCGGTCATAGAGATAGTCTGTTATACCGTTTTTAAAAGCCATTTCAAAGCCTGTTAATCTGCCCTGCTCGAAGGATACGAGGAAGTGGCCTTTGAGTTTGGTAGATGAGAGTCTATAGACTGTTTTCATGTGATATCAGGTGTCATTGAGGTTGTCTACTCCGAAGTCTTCTATGTACATGATGACCTTATGGTACTCTTCGCTTATCTGTCTTCCAGACTCGACGTTTTTCATGATCTGTGAATAAAGCCACTTCAGGTATGGATCAGGCACGTTGGCCATTGGAGTGCCCTTATGCTTGCCGAATGGCATCGGATCAGTGTCTTGTAGTTTTTCCATCTTATGTCTATTTTCTTAAGTCTTATTGAGATCTCTGAGGTAGCTTACGTATACCTTTTCTTCAAATATGGAAAGGATTACATTGAGCTCGTTTTCTGTATGCTGCATGAGGGGCTTTTTGTACTTCTGTGCCAGGCACCATGTATTCAGTCGCTCCAGGATTTTTTTTTGTGGATTGGCAGACTCACATCCCCATCCCATCTGCCTGGCCAGACTGATCATCTTCTTGCGCTGTCTGTCTCCGGGCTTTGGTGTCCATCCGGAGTTTGTTTTGTCCCTTTGAATCATTTCCAGCAGCTCCATGTACTGCCGGTCCGAAAGGTCCCGGAGAGAGCTGGTAGCTCCCCCGGTAAAACCGTTCACTATATCTTCCTTACTCAAAGGAAGCTCCCTGATCAGGGCATAGAACTGTGCGTAGTTTCTACTCATCTTGATTCCTTTAACTGCCTCAGATTATAATTTTGCTCCGCTTGGATAAACTCCTCATCGGTCATACTCTTAATGATTTTGAAGTAGTAACCAACCGTACCAAAAAATTGTAAACTGCTTTCAATGCCCTTCTTTGCTTGTCTAGTTTTAGCTCGTTTAAGTTTATACATATTGTCATGAACAGTGTCCTCAGTGACTTCAATAACCTTTTCGACAGGCAAGAAATCAAACTTAAATTCAATTTTTTCATTAGCCATTTTTCTCCTCCTTTCCGTTCTCTTTTATCTCGCATCTCGCTTCTCGTCTCTCTCTATGGTTTCCTTAAACTCCTTCCTCACCTGATCCCTGATCTCATCGGTAAGGATCTGTATACCGACTTTGAGGGCTATCTCCCTTTCCCAGCTGGCTCCCTTGCTCTCCTGCCATCCGGGAAGCAGATAGATATAGTCACAGATCATCATCATGTGTATGGCTATCCTCATGGCCTCCTCCCAGCTGCACTGTGGATGCACATGTGCCAGTGGATCAAATATGGTAAATCCGTCATTAGCAAGTTCTAGTCCGGCCTCTGCAAAGAGTATGGCCGTATCATAGGGATTCCTGCCGCTGACAGGACCTGCGATGTATACGAGTTTTTCTTCTTTGCTGAATCCTCCCACTTCTTTGAGGCTTCTGATCGGTTCGATTTCCTGTAATTCGTTCATGGTTTTTTTAGATTAAAATGTTTGTCCAGTGATAAATGATGTGATTGTCAAAATCTCCTATTCTCAGACCGACATCATCAGGCCTGACACCTTCAAGCCAGTAGTCCCTGAAGTCTTCGACGCTTTCAAATCCATCAGCCTTTACAAATGCTTCAATTTCCGAGCTGTCCAACCTCCTACCGTCCACTTTGATCGATACAGTCCAGAATTTTTTACTGTCTTGTCTGATGACGGCACTGACCAATTGGGTAGCCGTTAGGGTAAACTGGTCGGTGATCTTCCTGACATTCTTGGTGCGGATATGCTTGTACATGTACAGGGTCTCACCTATTTTGGGCACCCTTCTCCGCTTTTTGCGGATCGTGAACTTCTTAGTCCCGTCCAGTATCGGTTTTTCAAACCTTTCTTTAAATCCTAGTAGCATAATATTTTATTTAATGTCTATTCTCAGGCTCCACCCAATCAATACCGAGCAACCTGAATAAATCGATTTCCTCCCTGATTTGGACTGCATTGCCCCGATCATTGTAGAGAATATCTTCCTTATAGAGAACACCTTCTCGGCTTTCGTAGCCCTTACGGCTCCAAGCTGTAGCGAGTACTTTGTGACTGAATTCAGCCGATCCAGTTCGGATGGCTAGGATCATTCCCCAGTTCTCAGGAGTTGCGAAGAAGATGTCTACTTTAATGACCTCATTGCCATGAGTAGCATAAATGCGCTGTGTGTACTTGCATGGTAGATCTCCTTTTATTTTTGGCCATTGCTCGATGACTGTCGCTATTCCTGATCGGAACAGGCCTACATTGTAGGGCTTTGGTATGCATACTATTTCGACATCCTTGATGCCATCAGCTTTCTTTCTCCTGATGCTACCGGCGATCTCTATCCGCTCACAGTGGGGGGCCAGCTCACTTTTGATCTGATTGGCCATCTTAAGGGCAAACTCGTAATTCATGGCAGGACGTTGTTTTGTTGATAGACATATTTAATGCATCTGATCTGATGCTGTGCGTCGGCTACTGGCAGGTGTTTGCTTCCCAGGAACTTCACCCTCTCCTGTAGGATGGGCCTCCAGCCGTGCAGATAAGTCCTCACGCAACGTTCATTGTAATGCTTCCATGGAGCAACAGACCCCACTGACTTAAATGCAGCGCTAAGGATGGCATTGTCAAAACTGGGGCCGTTGCCCCATACAAGTGTATCCTGATCGAAATGCCTCATATACCATAGGGAAAGTTCGGCCAGCACTACTTTGAGGGGACGCGGATCGACCAGGTTGCATTTAAGTACTTCCCTGTCCTGATCTATCCACCAGAGCAGTGTACTTTCGTCTATCTGCAGTCCGGCATCAAGCCCGCTCTGGATAGAGACATTGGCCCTGAAGTTGGGCACATCCAGTGTCTTGTATTCCATATGGAATGGCACCATGGCTATACTGATGATCAGGGCCCTTTCTCCGGTACCAAATGTCTCGATGTCAACCATTATGTTTTTTTGATACTTCATTAATCAGTCTTTTTATGGATTGTGGAAAATCAGATATTTTATAAAATTTAGTTTTGTTAGAGGTTTTGGAATCTATTACAAATCCCAATTCTTTAATATCTTGGATAGCTCTATAAGCATGCCTGGATTGGGCTTTCCTTTATTTCTGTTAACCTGAAGGTTACCAGCATATTGCTTAGGCTCTCATTGATCCGGTCATATGCCTCCTTTACATCATTTGCAGAGACCAGCATGAACTGTGTTACTTTCTTTTCACGCCCCGAATCACCGTCTACAATGAAGTAAGTAATTTTGCACTGCCACCAGTAATCGGAATCCTCATAGATGAATACATCGACAATGTTACTCTTAGTGACTGCTGTAACCTGAAAATCACCCCTGATATAATTGCCCAAAACTTCGTAGACTGTAGCTTCAGCTTCAGTAAAAGACACTGCATCTATCAGGTATTTTTCAGAGACAGCTTTCAATAGTCCCTGCTCATTTTCTTTGGCATACTTAAGCGTGCATATAAACCATGTTCTCATACCGATGCGAAGTTTAGGTTGATGTTTTCGTACTTTCCGCTCTGATCGTTCCGCTTGAAAAAGCGAACGTACTGGGCGCTGTCTACTTCTACATAAGAGGCCTTGAACAGTTCAATTGCTTTGATCCAGGAAGGATGGTCAAATTTGTCTTCCATCTTAAAGAGCCTGCCGACTAAGTTGATATCAAACTTGTCATTCTTCTTTTCAGTAACACCTTTGATGTATTCGTACATGGCAGTATCCTTCTTCTTGACATGTGTAAGGAGAAAATCCTCCAGGTGATGTGCTGCCATCTCTGCCCGCTCATCAAACTCTTTGATGACCTGGTTGGAAAATTCCACTTTGTAAGCCCCATCATCGCTTTTTAACTGGAAGTTTCCTTTGTTATTGGACTTCACATCGCCAAATTCCTTCATTACACCATAGTGATCCTTCAGCTTATCAAAGGCCTGATCTTTGAATTCCTTTAACAGCGTCCTTATTTCTTCGGCATTATGTACCAGTTCTCGCACCAGTTCGTTTTTACGGTTTTGATAGGCACGCTCTTTGCGTTCTTTCTCAGCTTTGGCCTTTAGAGCTCTTTCTTTAAGCAGCTGGTCAAGCTCCTCTGTAGTGAGCTCTGACACGGGTTTGTTTAAGATTGCTTCATTCATTTGAGTTTTGATTTTAGTTTTTGAAGATTTGATTCGAGATCCACTATCCGCTTGCTAAGTTTGCGGATAGTCTCTGGATCCTTGGTGGCTTCTATTTCATCGGATAGCTCAAGGATCTGCTTTTGTATTTCAGTCTGGGACTTGTTTGGCATTTTGTATTGGTTTTAACTGATTGATCACATCGAGGATAGTCATGTATCCATGGGGATTCCCCACCTGATAGTATTGTGAGAAGCTCAGATGCCATACCATGAAGGCACATCCCTGCTTCTGGTCAAGCTTTAGATTTGGTTTATCATTCCTGATGTTTTTCCTGATCTTCTCTTTGATGTCGTCCATATGGAGACTGAGGAGCTTTAAGGCTACATCATCAGTGCTTCTTGAAGTGAAGTCACTGAGAATGATGTAAAGGCTGTGTAACTGGCTTAGATTGAGTTTGATTGTCATATTTGATTCTATTAGCTGCATGATAGATTCGTAATCTTTCTTTACCTGTGGGTCGTGGTCAAGCCATACACTCATCTGTCCTATCCACTGTCTCAATGTTTCCGGTGATCTGCCAGTAATCTTTACTGCATAGTGCAGCTGCATATCCTTCAGAGCGTATGCAATGATTTTGCGAGGGTAGCTCAGACCTCTATTTCTTGCCCTGCTCTGTATCTGTTCTGCCCTTATTTCAAAGTACTCTTCTACAGCAGAAATAAGTTTTTCGGGATTGATCATAATAATTTCAAAATCTGGTAATACCTCATCATGAATTCATCGTCTTCAAGAAGTGCCTTGTGGCTGTGAAGCAGCATGTATTCAGTCATGCAATAGACTCTTTCCTGCTGATCAAGCGGATATTTAGAAAATGAATCTGTAAACTCCAGGAATTCCCTGTCCCTTGCATTCCACTCATTGTTCCAGAATCCTCTGAATACCGGACTGTAAAGTATCTGCTCTCTGACTTTGAGCCATCCCGTGGTAAGTGTCTCCACAAAATGACAGTATTCCCTGAACTGGAACCTGCAGTATGCATCATCTGACCACATGAGTAAATCCTGGATTTCCTGCTTTTGGTCTTTTGAGGCCTTTCGGACCTTTCCGATGTGTGATTTGGGGCTAAGTGTTTTCATGTCAGTTTCCGTGATATAGGGCGGCCCCTTCTTCAAATATTGTGTATGTCCCGCCGTTTGGCCCTATGTACCTTCCTTTGGAAAATGCTCTGTATCCTTCAATCCATATTTTAAGACTCGCATCGTACATGACCGATACTGCTGCCCTTCCCATTGGCCTTTTGCCGTCAGCCTGAGAGATGAAGATGAGTAGCTTATCCGGATGCTTATTTTTGAACCTGAGATAATCCTTAAAACTCATTTCAGTGTACTGGTAGGAATCTATCACGGCCACTTCCGGACTTTTTCTTTTACCAAGCCGCTTGCCCAGGTCTGACATGCTTTCTGAAGTGATGATGAGTTTCTTAGCTGCTTCATTCATACCTTCCCTTATAAATGCATTCTGTATTGTATGTCCGTCACCCTCTTCAAGGCTGTTGAATACTATCCTGAAATATTTTGACAGTTCTTTGATCATCTGTAGCACAAAGGATGTTTTACCATTGCCACTGTTGCCCCAGATAAACCAGACTCCTCTATTTTCCGGCTTGGAAAAGGCCTGGTACCATTCACCTTCAAATTCGATAAGTTCATATTGCTTGGATAAGATGTCATTGACGCTGAGGGCTCTTTTTATTCGCTCTCCGGCCATACTTATACATCATGTAGGATTAACAGTGTCTCTGCCCTTCTTAGGCCTCCAATATCTCCATTGGCATCTGTAGCAAGGCATTTGTTCACCAGGCTGTTGAGCTTGTTTTTGTCCTTGATATTGACCGCCAGTACGTCATGTATCATCTTCTTGTAGAATGACATGCGTTCATTTCTGTCAGAAGGCACTATCTTCATGTACTTATCAGAGTATCTGCTAAGGAGCTCTCTATAGCCTACTTTTTTCCAGCTTATGCCTCTTTCCATTTTGGCTTTTAGCCCATCAGCACCCATGAGGTACCATCCGCACACCCCTTCAGTAGCATTCCAGAATTCCTTAAGTTCAAGAAACGCCGTGTATTCCAGGTCGCCAGCTTCGTCGATGATCAGTACAGGATTTTCAAGCATCCTTAGGTAATATTTGATATTTGCCTTGATGTCTGCAATCCTTCCGTTCTGGTCAAGACCTATTGCTTTTGCCATTGCACGGATAAAGAGGTTTTTGGTCTTGCACTGTGAGGCGTCTATGTAGAAGCAGTTGTGCATTGTCTTGGAGAGGTACTTAGCTGTGAAGGTCTTGCCGATGGCACAGTCATCTACCAGGAGCATACCTTTGGCATTGGACTGGCAGAACTCGACATCTGACTTGATCGCATCAAATACCTCAGTGCGTGCCATGTTCCATTTGCGCTGGTTCATGACCACATTCAGTTCCCTTCCTATATTCAGCCACTGTGCGTCTTTGAGAACACCTTCGGTTTCACCGTTTTTCATTCTGGACCAGATTGATCCGTTGATACCCCATTGTTTGGCAAAAGCAGAATCACTTCCGCCGTAGCGTGTCCTTACTTCCTTGAGTATTTCTACTACTTTAAGCCGAAATTCAGGTGTTAGTTTCATAGTGTATGTGTTAAAATCTTGATGCTGTTGAAGTATTGAATTTTGTACTGTAATTGACATCAGGCATATCCTCAGCAGGTGGAAGGACTTCGGATTCATTGGTTTTCGCCTCGTATTTTTGAAGATCCGGGATGACAAACCTTCCCTTAGTGGTCTTTGGTTTTTCAATAATTGTGATCGATTCTACCTCTTGAGTATTTGACCTGATATAACCCTGTACTGTGGCGCTGTAAGCACTCATAAGTTCCCTGTTTCGCTCATCGCCTTCTGTTCTTTCAAGAACTGACCTGTTGTACCCAAGGTCTCCCAGAAGCTCACATATAAGATTCCCTGATCTGTCATACACCAGGCTTTTGAGCACATTGCCCTGGTGATCATCCAGCCATCTTACTACCACCTGTTTGCCTTCAATTCTCTTCATGATGTTGATGAGTTTTTCACCTGTGGCCACTTCCCCTTCATATCCCACCACCCGGTGCTTTCCCTGTAGTATGATCCTTCCCAGCTTCATACTGCTCTCTGTCTCATATCCGATGTATGGAAGTATGCCTGCCCAGTTGATCGGCTTAAGGTCAGGGTGCTGGTTGTCCATAAATACATCCCACCGGCTCATGCCCGGATATTTCTCCTGATTTGAGTGAAGGTCATTGTTCCATCTCTCAATGGCCCTGAACGCTTTCTCCACTATCTTGTCTTTGGAGAGCTGTACTTTCTTCCAAGGTCCCGCCTGGTTTGCTTCAGAAAGTGCGTGCGGCCTTGCAAGCCATCCTATTTCATCCTTTTCATATTTGTACCTTAGCGGCCTATAGTAAGCTTCGATCCGTTTGCCCCGGGCATTATTGGCCTCTATTCTCACATGCTGGAACATAGCTCCGTTTTGGAGCAGGTTATCCTTGTACATACTGTTGAGGGACATTTCCCCCTCCAGCTCCCAAGGGAGGTTCAGACCCCAGGCGGCATAATTTCTGACCATTTGCCTGTAGAATCCCTCAATTATCCCTTCTTTACTGTCTCCCCATACCCAGCAGGTAAATGCCTCTGACCCCAGGTCTATTGCATTATAAAACCACATTCTCTTTCCTGATGCATACTCAAATGGCGGCTGACGGTCATCTATGGAGATCATGGATCCGGCATATTGGGGCTGCATAAGCTTGTGCCATGGCTCATAAGCCGATTTGAATTTCTGTCTATCCCCTGACCTGATGGCATGACTGACAGATCTCTGTGCCCATGCGCTCTGATAGCTGTAAACTGTGCTTTCAGATGCAGGACGGTATGCTTTGTCGTCCCTGTCAAAAATCTCTCCCGTAGAATTGTTGATGATCTCAAGATCTCCGTTTAGGAATGCCTCATAGCGCATGGCCACCTCGATGTAAGTAGGTTTTCTGTTTTTCTGGCCCGCAAAAATATTCTGCCATAATACGATCATCTCTGGAGTCACAATCTGGGCATTCTTATTGTTATGTCTCCCGTCGATCAGACTTTCGTACTTGAATTTTAAAAACTCATTAATCCTTATTTTAAGCCTCTTTACAGAAGAAGGAAGTGTATGTGTGGTGTATCCGAGTTTTTTCAGATTATCCTGGAAAGCGACCACATCATTTCTAAGGCTTTCCCATATTCCCTTGGAATTGCCGCCCCTGCTTCTTCTTTGTGCCAGTCTGTCTGACTTAAGCCTTAGCACAGCTTCCAGTACTGAAGCATTTACAGTGTATTTGTCTTTTTGCTCAGAAGTAAGGTATTCGTCATTGTCAAACTGGAACCTGTCATAAAATGTCTTTGCTTCAGCTGAAAGTATAAAGTGTTTTTCCAGTGCATTGTACTCTGTCTCAGGATTGCCCAGCATATCCCTGCATGCAGATTGCCACTCATAAGGCATGGCCTTCCAGGAGATCAGCGCTTCATTTCCCGGACCTTTGCCCTCCTTCAGTCTGAATCCTGGATATCTCTTGGCTCTTTTTGCAATAGCTTCATAAGAAGCTACCTTAACTGAGCCAGGATGTGCCTTTTCTTCATCGGATACCAGGAAACTTATCCTGACACCTAGCTGACCGTTGTATTTTTCGTAAGGGAGAATCTGCATGTTGATTTGATTTTGTTCCCGCTCCGGACCCGAACCGGATGTGTATGCCTTCCGGGAATTGTGCTATCTTTATCGAATACCAAACTTTAGATAGCAATGAAAGAGATTTCTTTGAAGCAGCTCAACGATGACGTAGAGCATCTTATCATCACAATGGCCGTACAAAGTGCCGAAATAATGCTTTTAAAAAAGCTGATAACCGATGGACTTTCTGCCGTACTTTCCACACAACAGATCCATCAGCTGAACAGGGAGTACTATAGTAATCTGCTCCGGAATGTAAACGGAGCACTCGATCAGCTCCAGGGCACTGTGTCTGAATCTGAGATAGTGAAGAAGCGGTTTGAAATTCACGAAATGGTCGAGCTAGCCATGAACCGTGATTAGATGATTCCAGCTGAAGTCTTTTTTCTCTTAAATAGACTTCAGCTTTTTTATACCTTGCGTTTGACATAATTATTTGATTTTTAGTATTTCCTTGATTTTTGGTACTATGTTGTCTCCTTTGTAATGCCCGTTGACGATCATGCTGACCACTTCTCTTGAGCACCCTATTTCCTTGGCTATATCTTTTATGGTCCTCTCAGCCTTGACCACCTCTACTTTGAGGTATTTGTTCTGTGGGTATCTGACTTTTTTGTTTTGACCGCTCAT